GGTGCAGCTGTAGGAACTGCAATAGGATTGGTCAAAGCATTTAGAAACGATGATCCAACAACTTATTTATCAAACGAAGATCAACAGAAAAGTATGTTAGTTGATATGGCAACACAGCCTATATCGATTGATATGGAAAGACCTGCAATATTAGATTATCAATTACCTGCATTAGGGGCAACACTTGCAGGCACAACAGCACTTGGTGCGCCATCAACTATCAAAGCAAGTAAATCAAGAGCACTTGGTATTGAAAGAAAACCAAAAGGTTTTGTAAAAACAGGTGCAAGAGTTTTAGGAAGAGGACTTGGAATTGCAGCATCACCTGCATTACTAGCGCCGTTTATGGCTGGAGATATTGCTAGTCAAGTTGCAGAAGGAGATTCAATTACTGATATTGCAACAGATCCATTAAACTACACATATCCAATATTTGCTGAACAGACAGATAAATTAACTAGAGGATTGAACCCAACATTTAGAAAATTTGCTAAACTGGGTTTAGGAAAAACAGCATTAAAAGGATTATCTAGAGCAGGTATAGGTGGACTTGCTGCGTCTTTAGCAATACAAGGAGTAGGATTATTAGATGACTAAAAAATTAACAACTACAATACCACCACTTAGAGGGCCCAACCCACAGGGGTTGAATGTTCCCGGAAAAAAGATTATAGTAGTAAAGAACTCGGAGAAAAATAATGGCAGATATAGACAAAGCTTTACCGAACGTAGAGCAGGAAATAAAATTACCTAGCGAAGAAGAGATAGCGGAAGCTTCTCAAGATAATATAGAAGAACAAGTTGGACCTGAAGACATTCAAGTTGAACAAGATGAAGATGGTGGTGCTACAATCACTTTTGATCCTGAAGCTGTAAATCAGCCAGGAACTAATGAACACTTTGATAATTTAGCAGACTTATTACCAGAAGATGTTTTAGGTAAATTAGGTTCTGAACTTTTTGAAAACTACACACAGTACAAAGCATCTAGAAAAGATTGGGAAGATGCATATACAAAAGGTTTAGATTTATTAGGATTTAAATACGAGACAAGATCTCAACCATTCTCAAATGCAAGTGGTGCAACTCACCCTGTATTAGCAGAAGCGGTAACACAGTTTCAAGCACAAGCTTACAAAGAATTACTCCCAGCGACTGGTCCGGTACATACTCAGATTATGGGTGTACCAAGTAGACAAAAAGAAGAACAGTCAACAAGAGTAAAAAATTTCATGAACTATCAACTCATGAACGTGATGAAAGAGTATGAACCCGAGTTCGATCAGTTACTTTTTTATCTCCCTCTTAGCGGCTCTGCTTTCAAGAAAATCTATTACGATGAAATTCTTGGCAGAGCCGTGTCCAAATTTGTACCGGCAGATGACCTGATAGTTCCATACACTGCAACATCTTTAGAAGATGCAGATTCAATCGTGCATGTTTTAAAAATGTCAGAAAATGAATTAAGAAAAAAACAAGTGTCTGGTTTTTATAGAGACATAGAAATCACACCAGGCTATTCACAAGAAACAGAAGTAGAGAAAAAAGAAAGAGAGCTTGAAGGAGTTAGAAAAACTAGAGATGAACAAATGTTCACAATTCTAGAGTTTCAAACAAACCTTGATCTAGAAGGTTTCGAAGATAAAGACATGGAACAAAATCCGACAGGAATCAAACTTCCTTACATTGTAACTTTAGATACATCGTCAAGAGAAGTTCTGTCAATTAGAAGAAACTATAAAGCAGAAGACCCAACAAAAAGTAAAGTAGAATATTTTGCACATTTTAAATTTTTACCTGGACTAGGCTTTTATGGTTTTGGCTTAATTCACATGATTGGTGGATTATCAAGAACTGCAACGAATGCACTCAGACAATTATTAGACGCTGGTACGTTTTCAAATATGCCGGCTGGATTTAAACAAAGAGGTATTCGTGTTAGAGATGAAGCGCAATCGATTCAACCTGGAGAGTTTAGAGATGTAGATGCACCTGGAGGAAATATCCGAGACGCATTTATGCCTTTACCTTTCAAAGAACCATCAGCAACATTATTACAATTAATGGGAATAGTGGTTCAAGCAGGACAACGATTTGCCGCCATAGCTGACATGCAGGTCGGTGACGGCAACCAGCAGGCCGCTGTTGGTACGACCATTGCTCTTTTAGAACGTGGTTCCAGAGTCATGTCAGCCATACATAAAAGATTGTATGTGGCATTAAAAAAAGAATTTGTATTATTAGCTGACGTATTTAAAACTTACCTTCCACCAGAATATCCTTATGATGTTGTAGGTGGACAAAGAAATATTAAAGCTGCAGACTTTGATGACAAGGTAGATATTTTACCTGTTGCAGATCCAAACATATTCTCACAATCACAAAGAATAAGTTTAGCTCAAACAGAATTACAACTTGCAATGTCTAATCCACAAATGCATAATTTGTATGAAGCGTACAGAGATATGTATTCTGCGATTGGTATAAAAGACATCAATAGAATCTTACCACCACCTCAACAACCAATGCCAATGGACCCAGCGGCAGAAAATATTATGGCAATGAGTGGTAAACCTTTTCAAGCATTCAAAGGTCAAGATCACAGAGCACATATAACTTCTCATTTAAACTTTATGGCAACTAATATGGCTAAAAATAATCCTGTAATTATGGGTTCACTACAAAAAAATATTTTTGAGCATATTTCTTTAATGGCACAAGAGCAATTAGAAGTAGAATTTAGAGAAGAGATACAACAATTGATGCAACTACAACAAATGGCACAACAAAATCCACAAATGGCACAAACTCCTGAGATTCAACAGCAGATTATGCAGTTAAGTATGGGTATTGAAGCAAGAAAAGCTAAGTTAATTGCTGATATGACTCAAGAATTTAAGGAAGAAGAGAACAAAATCATGGGTGACTTTGGAAATGATCCAATTGCGAAGCTAAAAGCAAGAGAATTAGACCTTAGAGCCATGGATAATCAACAAAAACACGACCAAGCTGATCAAAGATTGAATCTAGACAAGACAAGAGCTATCATGAATCAGTCAATGCACGATGAAAAGCTTGAACAAAACGAAGAATTGGCTAAACTAAGAGCTAATACATCGATTGAGAAAACTATTTTAGGTAAAACTCTCCCAAGTTCAGATCAAATGCCTGGAAATGTTGCAATCATTCGAAAAACTGGAGAATAAATATGAAAAAAAATAAAAAAAACAGTCACGCAGGCATGACTCATGTAGATCATGATATGTTCTTGAATAAAGACGGTTTACTTAACGGCGGAGTTGAAATTGAGGTGTCAAAACCTACTGAAACTCAGTCAGTTCAAGTAAAAGGTCAAAGAAGAATGCTTGCAGAAAAGAAAAGCAAAGCAGATTGGTACTAATATGTGGTTATCGGCAATTAAATTAGCCGTTTCTGCTGGAAGTAAGATCTATGCTAATAAGCAGAAGACGAAAATGGCAATGAGTGAAGCACAACTCATGCATGCCACAAAAATGGCCCAAGGTCAGGAAGCTTACCAAGGCAAATTGCTAGAAGCAAGGCAATCGGACTGGAAGGACGAGGCGGTCCTCGTAATATTAAGTTTGCCCGTGTTGGTGCTTGCGTGGGCAGTCATATCGGACGATCCAACAGCGATGGACAAGGTCAAACTCTTTTTCGATATGTTCTCACAGCTCCCGTCATGGTTCACAAATCTTTGGATCCTTGTCGTGGCGTCGATTTATGGTATAAAGGGAACGCAAATATTTAGAAACGGAGGTAAAAAATAATGGCAAAGAAAAAAATAAAAAAGCTTCTTAAAGGTTTAGGAATTGGTGCCGCTCTTTTAGGCGCTGGTAAAGCTTTAATGAATAGAAACGCAAGAGCTTCTACAACTGCAGATGCTATTAAAGCAATGACGTCTGATGCAGCCTATGGAAAATCACCTTACACAGATGCTATCATGAGAAAACAATCTCTTGGTGCAGGAATGATGACACCACAAGACATGGCTAACGATGAAATGTTTATGGGAGCTATGGCTAAAAAAGGCGGAAGAATTAAAAAAACTAAAAAAGGCGGAAGAGCCGTAAGAAAAGCAAATAGGAGCAAGAAAAAATAATGCCTGGAATGATGAAAAGACCTATGTTTAAAAA